TCAGCCCGGATTGATTCGGTCGGTTCGTTCCCTTGTCGCCACCTGCAAATCCGGTTCAAGGCGGTGTCCTTGCGGCTGCTTTCCCTGGATGAGCAGATCGCGGTCAGGCGCGGCCCCGTATACGTCGCGGTAGAACTCTTTCAGTTGTTGCCGGCAACGTCGGACATTTTGACGGATCGCGCTTTTGCTCATGTTTCGCAGGGAACCCAGAGCCGACAGTTGCACGAACGGGTATTCGTCATAAGCCAAACCGGATGCCCGCGCATCGTCGAATCTTGGCTTCAGGGCATGTGCAACCTGCGCGGGAGGCCCCTTGACCCGACCGAGTCCCTCGACAGCGACAACGGGTGTATCGTCCTCATCGAAGAATGCCGCAACCAGGGGCTTGGTCGGGTCCGGAACGACGTCTTCCTCGGCGATGCTTTCCATCGGACCGGAGGTTTTGGCGCTCGCACGTGGATCAGACGGCAGGGCGGGCTGTGTGTGATCTTGTTGGCCCAGATGCATGGCAACGAGAGACGAGGCGGGAAGCCTTCGCGCGACGATGTCGGCCGCCTGCTCCTTGACGACGCGTTCGAGAACGCCTGCCACCGCATTGGAATGCCGGAGGTGCAGGTCGCGGACCCGGCGCAGTGCTTCGGCACGTGGCAGATCTTCATGTCCCCGGATGATCTGCATGAGCTCATGCCCGAAGGCGGACATGAAGGCCCGCTCGTCCATGTCCCGCAGGCGAAGCGCATGGCGTGTCCATTCAAGCGCCATGGTGATCGATCGCTCCCGCTCCCGCGCACCGAAGAGCACGTCGGTGGCGTACCGCTCGGGCAGATCGTGGTCTTCGAGTCCCGCAGCGAGCATGGCGAAGCGGCGGTCAAGGCATTGAGAACATGCGCCGCAATGCGTTCTGAGGTTATCCTGCTCGCGCACACTCGTGCAGCTCACGGCGCGATCGATCTGCTCGTTGCCACCGTGCTGCTCGATCCTGCGAACGACGTCGGTCTTGGTCAGCCACTCGTAGCGATTCTCGATGCCGAGCTGGCCCGGGGCGAGACACTCCAGCAGGTCATTGAGCTTCTTCAGGGCGAGCGGATGCGTGGTCCGCGTGGCCATGGTCCCGACCACTTGCGGACTGATCGGGAGATTGTGGCTGATCGTTCCGTTCTCGTAGAAGCTGAGGCGCGGAATTTTCAGGGCCTGGGCGGCGGCCCAGCCCAGGGCGGTGAAGAGCAGCGAGCGTGACCTTTGCGTCGTCTCCTTGCCCTCCGCACCACGGCGTCGAGCCTTGACCTGGAGGTGCTGCACGCGGCCCGGGAACTGTTCGGAAAGGTATGCGCCCAGTTCATCCTGCCGCGGTATGACCTTCTGTGCCGAGCGATGACTGACAAGCAGCACCTTGTGGCGCGTTGTCGCCAGCGTCTCGAGAGCGCCGGCAAAGGAGTCGAGCCCGCCGGAGAACAGGATGGCCTCGTTCGCCTCGAACTGTGGCCCAGAGGGATCGAACTCGAGAAACGGTTCCCGCGGCCGTGCGAAGTCCCCTTCGACGAACTCGAACTGCACATTGTCCTCTGTCAGGAACGTCACGGCGTCGGTCAGGGCCTCGACCACCTCCGGTTTTCTCCAGATGTCCAACCGACGGACGGGAATCGTGAAGGAAAGATCGCGCCGCCATTGCTGACCCATCCGGGCACGAACCGCGCCGCCGCGGCTGACCGTGCTATCAGCCACGAAGACCGTCGACGCGATCTCCAGAAAATCGTCGCAAATCGGATCAATCTTGGCCAGCGCTCTTGCTCTGATCTTGTCGGCCTCGAGCTTGAAGTTGGGATATCTGCCGCCGAAGCGAACCTCGAGGGGTGGCTTGCCGGCCTCAAAGTACACGAGCGCCTCAGTCATCGCCTCCGCGCCTCGCCCGCAGTTCGGCGACGATCTTCTTCAAAGCCACTGCACCGAATGTGGCGGCATCCAGAGAGGAAATGCCGCCCTTGTCGTGAAGGGTCTTGCCGTACCAGCCGCCCGAGAACTCCTGGATGATCCGGGTTGCCTCCCGTGCATGTTGCGACAGCGCGACATCAAAGGCGCTGCGGTCGCCCGCATTGGCGAAACGATCTTCGGACCCGACATGCAGCGCGAGTGTCCGGTCCAGCCAGTAGGATAGGGAGTGCGTGACGAGCCGCGCGTAGAAAGCGCGGGAGAACTCGGATATTCCACGAGACCAGGAGAGCTTGCGGGTGGCCGCCTGAACATCATCCGGCGTCGCCTCGAACAGACCGGGCAGCTGGTCTCCGACCATCTCCGAGAGGGTCGTCACAAGGGAGCGCGCCGCAATCTCGCCGAGGTCGTTCGATCCGCCAGCCCCACGTCGGACCGTTGCCAGACGTTCATCGACGGCCATGGTCAGGTCGAGAAGTTCGGGGCCGTCGCGAACTTCCAGATCAAGGACCCTGAGAGCATCGCCGAAATCACCGGCGCGTGCAGCGTGGGGGATCGCGAGAAGCAGCCTGACGGCCTCGATGAAGACAGGACTATCCGTGGCCGAGAGCAGGTCTTTCTCGGCCGCTTGCGCGCTCGCAGCCACGACCACCTCGTCTGCCGCGCCGGAAGCAAGGGCCTCGACAACCTCGTTCCATCGTCTTGTCTTCGGCAAGACGCCAAGATGAATGTGCCCCATGGTTTTGTTTGTCCTCCCGAGCCGAGTTCAACCTTTCCGTGCGCGTCCTGTCAATCCGAGTGGGGTGGGACAGATGGGACAGAACAGAACCTTTTTTCTCCCACGCGCGCGCGTGAGGCAGAAATGGTTTTCATCTGTCCCATCTGTCCCACCTCTCGCGCCTGCCTGCGGTTCTGCTGCGCCAGCGGGGTCATGGCACTGGCAGGCTTTGGCGTCCAACGTCGCTGTTTGGAAATTAATGTCACGATGACAATGAGTTAGATGGCGTGGTAGACTGCAGGCACAGGCTGTGTAATTGAGCAAGGGGCCAGGGATGCAGGACAAAGAACCTCCCGGAAGTGGAGAAACGGGGCTGACCGGCGCGCGTTCCATCGAGCAGCGCGCGGTCGCCGATCTCATCCCCTACGCCAACAATGCGCGCACCCATTCCGAGGCGCAGGTGGCGCAGATCGCCGGCTCGATCCGGGCGTTCGGGTTCAACAACCCGGTGCTGGTGGACGGGGCGAACGGCATCATCGCGGGGCATGGCCGGGTACTGGCGGCACAGAAGCTGGGCCTGCGCGCGGTGCCGGTGATCGAGCTGGGTCATCTGAGCGAGGCGCAAAAGCGCGCCTACATTCTCGCCGACAACCGCCTCGCCGAACAGGCGGGCTGGGACCGGGAACTGCTGTCGCTGGAGCTGGGCGAGCTGTCGGAGCTCGGGGTGGACCTCGAGGGGCTGGGCTTCGCGGCCGGGGAGCTCGACGAGCTGCTGGCGCTCGACACGGCCGATCCGCGGGAGGAGAACACCCCTGAGCCGCCCGAGACCCCGGTCTCGCGCCCGGGCGATCTGTGGTGCCTCGGCCCGCACAGGCTCTTGTGCGGCGACGCGACCTGTGAGGTCGACGTGGCCCGGCTGCTGGGGGATGTACGCCCGCACCTGATGGTGACGGATCCACCCTATGGCGTGGCCTACGATCCGGACTGGCGCAACCGGGCCGGGGCGTCGGAGACGAAGCGCACCGGCAAGGTGATGAACGACGACCGTGCGGACTGGCGGGATGCCTGGGCGCTCTTCCCGGGCGACGTGGCCTATGTCTGGCACGGGGCATTGCACGCCAGCACGGTGGCCGAGAGCCTCGCCGCCTGCGGGTTCGACATCCGCAGCCAGATCATCTGGGCCAAGGACCGGCATGTGCTCTCGCGCGGGCATTATCATTGGCAGCATGAACCGGCGTGGTATTGCGTCCGTGGCAAGGGCCACTGGTCGGGGGATCGCAAGCAGTCGACGCTGTGGTCGATCCCCAGCCGCGACCAGGACGCCGAGACGGTGCACGGCACGCAGAAGCCCGGCCTTATGTATCAAGCGCACCAACAATATAGCTGAATCCTGCGGTGATGTGAATCACAATGGGGCATGGGAACACAGCTTTACCTCTACAAGCCCGAGACGATAACGCGCGCGCTGCAAAACCTCCGGGCGCAGATCATCCGCGATGGCGAACCTGGCTTAGAACACGTCGAAGCGCTGTTGCAGCTTCGCGGGGACAATCTCGGGCCAGTGCCGCGCAAGGCAAAGTATCACTTTCGGCGCGGCAAGTTACGGGTGGCGATATTCGCGGCGCTGCGCTCTGGACCATGTACCGGGCCGGAGGTTGTCATGCGGGTGTGTGAGGCGCACGGACTGGCCTATGAGGCTATGTACCGGAGCGTATATGCACAGCTAGGACAGATGAAGAAATCCGGGTATGTGCGGCATGAGGGGCGGGTTTGGCTGGCCCCGTAGGGCCAGCTTTAGAAGGATCAGAACCGATGGTCAGTTATGAACCGATAAGTGCGCTTCTCAACAGGCTTGCCCTCGAACTTGATGAAGTCGCTACCCCTCGCTGTCTCCCGCATGGATTCTTGGAGACTACGCTGTGCCAATTCGGTAACGAAGGCTTTGACCTCTTCGAGGACGTTTTTACGTGTGTCACTGCGCCCACAAGCGGGACAGGAAAACACACTATCGTCTTGTCCATCAGCGGGACCTTCAACCGGTACGCGACAGTCGCCGCAAAGAATGCTCTGGGTGTCACCGCTCATTGAAACAGCCCTCCCAGTGCATTCTGTGCATTCGCAGAAGGATTCAACCCATGCCGAAGGTCAGTTTCAATGCGCAAGCGCTCGGTATCGCTCGATACAGCAAGCGCAGCGATATGGGTCATGCCGAGGCGAACTGCCCGGGCGTAGCCATCGTGGGACCGGATACTAGCGTTCAGTCTTTGTTCAAAAGACTGGGTTTCGCCAACATAGAGAGCTTCCCAGCTCCCAGAGGGGACTTGCCTACAGAAGATGTAGACCCCTGATACTGGGTTGAATTGTGCCTCTACAGGATAGGTTTCAAAGGTGTACGATTGCCCGCTCGCACCGCGCCAAGTCACATTAACAGCCATTCTGCTGCCCTTTTCACTTTATGCGATGCGCCGCATTGACTGTCGGATTCTTCAAGGTGTAACCTTGATCTACGTTACCCGAATATCCGCAGCGGCCCATCCTGATAGGGTTGCGGAAACCGGAAAATACAGCGCCGTTACGGGTACCAGCCGTAGCGGCGTTTTCACCTCCAGCGTCAAACACATGATCGAATCGAAGGGATGCACGAGTCAAGAGGTTCAGGCGCAATAAATTGCGGCATACCTCTACATAATCGCTTGCCCACTAGTCTAACCACAACATGAATGTGATTCGCAATGCGGTAACCGCTCATGCCGCCCGCTGCCAATACCCTTTCCAGTTCCGGCTCACCGGCGCTTCCAGCGCGTTCGCCGCCAGACGGTGCGCCAGTTCGCCGTTGTCGCTGCGGCGGTTGTCTTCCAGCCATGCGGCATGGTTGGCATACTGGTGCAGGTATTGCGGGCTGACGTGGTGGTGCTGGCCCAACACCATGCGGCGCAGGCGGGAGAAGTAGCTTTCCGCCATGTTGGTGTGCTTGCCGTGGTCGCTGTAGCACTCGCTATGGTTCACGCGGTCAACCGCCCAGCCCATGTGCAACTCATCCCAATGGCTTGCCTCATCGGCTGACATGGTGGCCAAGCGGCAGATGTTCTCGTTTGCCAGTGCAACGCCCTCGCCTTCATCGGTGCTGACAAACGGCAGGGTGCGGCCCACGCGCTCACGCATGGCGATCACGACACGGCGCTTGCCGGTCTGGTTGTCCTTGCGGCGGCGGTCCTTGCGATCTTCCTTGCGGTTCTCGGGGCGGATATGGCCACCGAAATACGCGCCATCAATCTCGATATGGCCTTCCAGAACTTCACCGGTCTGGACCTCGGAGGCCATCGCTTCGCGCAGCTTGTGCGCCAGCACGAAGGCTGTCTTGTACTGGCAGTCCAGATCACGGGATAGCTGGATCATGGAAACGCCCTTGGCCCCGTTCACCAGAATGCAGATCGCGGCCAGCAGATCCACGAAATCCATCTTGCGGCTGGCAAAGATCGTGCCGCTGGTCACGCTGAACTGGTGCGCACACGCCTTGCACTTGAACTTGCGGCGGGTGGTGATGCTGTAGGACTCGTCATGGCCGCAGCGCGGGCAAACCGCCTCGCCATCCGTCTCAGGCCAACGCATTTCGCAGAAGGTCTGGTAGGCCGCTTCCTCGCCTGCCTTGTAGATCGAGCGCAGGCTGAGAGTGCGGGAAGCTGCTGAGAGAAGGAAGTGTTGGGCCATTGTCATCGTCTCCGTTACCTATGTAACGAATATAGTGCGTTGACGTATCGACTACAAGGGCATAAGTATCAAAAACGATACTTTTCGACCTATAGGTGATACATGCCCACGCAGACTGAATGGGAGATGAAGGCCGCGAACTTGCTCAAGGCCGAACTGAAGCGCCAGGGCGTGACCTACGCGCAACTCGCGGAAATGATTGGGGATAAAGAGGTGAATATTCGTAACAAGCTATCACGGGGCAAGTTTAGTGCCGCGTTTTTGCTTCAGGCTCTGAAGTCGATAAACTCGACCGATCTTCGGATATAAGCAGGCCAGAATAGGATTCTACAAAATCCTTCCCGCGCTCCGCGTACAAATAGGGTGCGATCAATTCTAAAAATGCTGTTTGCTTTATTAAGAAATCGGGCACCCCACTTCGGCCATCGTATGCGGGTAAGAGTACGCCGATCTCTTTTGCAAGATCATCTTTCAGGATCTGATACTTCGACAACAGCATCGGTGGGGATCCATAAGGGTGCATCCCCTTAAGTTTAACCTTGATTTCGTTTGCGAGATTTTGACACCGCTCAGCCAGAATGACCTGTCTCGCTATCGCCTTCGGGCGCTTTCTAAGGATTGCGTCAAGCCACACGCCGCACGCAAAGCCCATCAGAACTAGAGACAACCAAAAAATCCAGGGCTGCAAGATGAACGCTAAGAGCCACCCTGGGATACGACCGGCTAGAATCTGGTCTAGCTCATGCTGTGCTGCCCAAACCTCAATATTGAGGTAGATGATCGGGCTAACCGCGAACATCAAAGCACCTAAGGTGTATCGGATCACTTGCCGCATGGACTGACCATGCCCCAGGACCGTTGGGTTGTGGAGTCATTTCACCCATCCCGCTCACCCTTCGGGCTGGCGGCACTTCGCACCGGCTGGTGCGTTTGATACATAAGGCCGCAGAAGCCGGTGGAGTGCATGCGGCGCCCGATCCTCAACAACTCCAGCGCGGGACAGGCGGTCTACGAGCCCTTCTCGGGGTCAGGCACCACGCTGATTGCCGCCGAAAGCACGCAACGGGCCTGTCACGCCATGGAGCTTGATCCGGCTTACGTGGATGTGGCCGTGCGGCGCTGGGAGGCTTTTGCAGGGCAGAGCGCCACGCTCGACGCGGACGGGCGCGGCCTTGACGAGATCGCCGCGGAACGCCTGGAGAGCGCGGCATGACGCAGGGTCGCGCGATATCGGCGCTTGAGGCCCTTGCCAACATCGTCCTGGGCTGGATCGTGGCGCTCGCCACGCAGCTTCTGGTCTTTCCCGTCATGGGCCTGTCGGTCACCGTTGCGCAGCATCTCGGGGTCGGCGCGGCCTTCACGATCGTGTCGTTTGTCAGAAGCTATTGCCTGCGGCGCCTGTTCGAGCGGTTGGCGCGTCGGGGCGCCCCCCCGGGGGGGAGGGTCAATCTCCGGAGGCCGTGCCGCGGAACCGGCGGGGGCAGACATTTTCTTTCACGGCCAGAATTCGGACCGGGGGTCGGAAAGGGTCAAGGGAGGTAAGGCATGCGCGGACGCAAACCGAAGCCCACGAAGCTGAAACTCCTGTCTGGAACGGCCCGCAAACACCGGCTCAACGACCATGAGCCGGTGCCGGACCTGGCGCAGCCCGAGCCGCCCGCGCATCTGACCGGGGCTGCGCGGCAGGAGTGGGAGCGGGTGATCGAAGAGATCGTGCAGCTTGGCATCATGAGCAATCTGGATCGTGCCCCGCTGGCCGCCTATTGCCAGGCCTATGGCCGGTGGGTCGCCGCGGAGGCGGCGCTCGCGCGCATGGCGGACAAGGATGCGGTCACGGAAGGGCTCATCATCCGCACCAAGGCGGGCAACGTGATCCACAACCCGTTGGTCGGTGCGGCGAACAAGGCAATGGCGGACATGGTGCGCTACGCGGCCGAGTTCGGCTTCACCCCGTCATCGCGCTCGCAGGTCTCGGCTGTCGACACGCCCGACGAGGACAATCCCTTCAGCTGGTTCGACACCGCATAGGAGCTCCCGATGCGCGGCCGCAAGCCCACACCGAAGACCGGAACGCTGGCCAGCACGCCCATGGGTGCACTGCCGCGGTGCCCGGCGCATCTCAGTGACGTTGCCCGCAAGGAGTGGCGGCGCCTCGCCACGCCCCTGCATGACGCAGGCATTCTCACGCTGGCGGATCGTGCGGCGCTCGCGGCCTATTGCCAGGCCTATGCCCGCTGGGTGGAGGCCGAGGAGAAACTGGCCGAGACGCCCACGCTGCTCAAGACGCCCAACGGCCATGTCCAGCAATCGCCCTGGCTGTCGGTCGCGAACAAGCAGCTGGAGCTGATGGGGCGGTACATGTCGGAGCTGGGTTTGACGCCTTCGGCGCGCAGCCGGCTGACCTTGCCGGAGCGGGAGGCGGGACCCGAGAAGATCGACAGGATCGAGATCGCGGTCGCGAAGCCGCAGGTGCAGCGCGACTGCGAAGAGTTCGAACGGCGCCTCACCAGGATGAGCGAGAACATGTCGAAAAGCTGACGGGTCGCGGCAAATACCGCTACGCGTCTGGCGCGATGGTATCGTACAGATCTGCGCAACCAACGTTGCGCGGGTTTGTACATGGTCAGGGAAGCTGGCCCATCGCCGAAGCTGATGGCCTACGAGCGGGTCTCGACGGCGCGGCAGGGGCGGTCGGGACTGGGGCTCGAGGCGCAGCGCAAGGCCATCGACGCGTTCGCAGCCGCGAGGGAGGCCCGGGTGCTTGGTCGCTTCACCGAGATCGAGAGCGGGCGCAAGAGTGACCGTCCGGAACTCGAGAAGGCCCTCGAGCTTGCGCGTCTGACCGGCGCGACGCTCATCATCGCCAAGCTGGACCGTCTGAGCCGAAACGCGGCCTTCCTGCTCATGCTGCGTGACAGCGGCGTGCGCTTCGTGGCCTGCGACATGCCGGAGGCCAACGACCTGACCGTCGGGATCATGGCGTTGGTGGCTCAGCAAGAGCGGGAAGCCATCTCCCGGCGCACGAAGGAGGCGCTGGCGGCGGCCAAGGCGCGTGGGGTGAAACTGGGAAATCCGAACGGGGCGGCCGCGCTGAGACGAGCCGGTGAGAGTGGAGTTGCGCTGCGGAAAGCAGTGGCCTCGAATGCCGACGAATTTGCCCGGACCCTCGCGCCGGTGATCGAGGGGCTGAGATCGGCGGGTGTGACGTCGCTCCGCGGAATTGCAGAGGCGATGAACGAGCGCGGAATCCAGACGCGGCGTGGAGGGCGCTGGCACGTGTCGAACGTGCGGAACCTGCTTGTGCGATTGGAGCAGGCTCGGTGAGCAGCGAACGATGTGGTCTTGCACCGGGCGCGTCGATTCAGGAGAGTCGCGTATGGCACCGTTTCTCAAGATCGCCGGAAGTCTGGTGGCGCTTTATCTCGCCGTGGTCGGCTTGGCCACGATGTTTCAAGGCAAGCTGCTGTTTCCGCGAGGCATGGTGGGACCGGGCGCACCGCTGCCGCCCAAGGCCGAGCGCCTTACCCTCGGCATGGGGTCCGGCGACGAGCTGGTCGGTGTCCATCTGCCGGCCGACAGGCCATTGCCCGAGGGCGCAAGCCTCGTCCTTGGCTTCGGCGGCAATGCATGGAATGCGGACGATCTTGCGCTTCACCTGCACTCGGTGTTCCCCGACCGGGACGTCGTAGCGTTCCACTATCGCGGCTACCCGCCCAGCACCGGCAGGCCTTCCGCGCGGGCGATCCTGAAGGACGCGCTGGACATCCATGACGAAATCATCGCGGAGCTGAATCCGGACAGGATCGTGGCCGTCGGGCTCAGCCTCGGCGCGGGCCCCGCCGCACATCTCGCCTGGTCGCGTCCGATCACGGGGCTGGTCCTGGTCACGCCGTTCGACACGCTCACGGCGCTGGCCCGCGAACACTACTCGTGGCTGCCCGTCGGCCTCTTGCTGCGGCACCGTATGGACGTGGCCGCCGATCTAAGGGCCGTGACGCAGCCCGTGGCGGTGATCGCGGCCGAGGCGGACAGCATCGTTCCGCCGCGCAGAACCGCACCGGTTCGAAAAGCCGCAGACAATCTGGTCCTGGACCGGGTCATCGCCGGGGCCGGACACAACGACATTTACGATCGCGCCCAGTACCGACGCGCGATGCAGGATGCGCTTTCGCTGATCGAAAGCAAGTGACCGCCTGGGAGGGCGAAGCGGCCGATCCGTGGGGTCATGCTGCCGCTACTAGCCTTTTCGGCGAGCGCTGCTTTACGTCTCACCGACAGCTCCCGCACTCGGCGTCGGTGTGCGCCTTGGGCGAGGCTTCATTCCTCCCGGAAGGCGCGTTTGAAGTACACGGTAAGGGGTTTGGTGAGGTAGGAGAATGGCGTGCGTTTGTCTGTCCTCAGAGAGGCTTCGACGGGCATCCCCGGCAGGAGTGTGACATCAGGCAATAGGGCGAGGGCATCAAGGTCGGGCAT